AAATAATCATATTGGACATGCAAATGCAAATAATATGGAATCATCATATGTTAGAGATTTATTGAATAAAGCACGAACTACTATTAAAGAACAAACTGAAGAAAATAATCATATTGGACATGCAAATGCAAATAATATGGAATCATCATATGTTAGAGATTTATTGAATAAAGCACGAACTACTATTAAAGAACAAACTGAAGAAAATAATCATATTGGACATGCAAATACAAATAATATGGAATCATCATATGTTAGAGATTTATTGAATAAAGCACGAACTACTATTAAAGAACAAACTGAAGAAAATAATCATGTTGGGCATGCAAATGCAAATAATATTGAATCATCATATGTTAGAGATTTATTGAATAAAGCACGAACTACTATTAAAGAACAAACTGAGGAAAATCATCATGTTGGGCATGCAAATAATATTGAATCAACATATGTTAGAGATTTATTAAATAAAGCACGGACTACTATTAAAGAACAAACTGAGGAAAATTATTATATTGGGCATGCAAATGTAAATAATATTGAATCATCATATGTTAAAAATTATAATGATATTGCAAAACCAACAATAAAACAAACAACAATTGTACAAACACCAGGAGGAAGAATTGGAAATAGTAATATGGGTAATTATTCAAATTTAACAGATAATATGAAAACAACAATAAAAGAAACAACAATATTAGAAGATTATACTGGTGGATTACATGGTGAAATTGATAAACCAATTTCACATGATGCAACTAATAATGTGTGTTTAGATGATAGACGAGAAATAACTACATATAACCGAACACCAAATGGAAAACGTGATATAAATGGACCACAAATTGATAAAGATAATGTTAGATTAAATGAACCAATATTATTTAGTTATGTACCACAACCACATAAAACACTCGATCATAGTGTTATGCCAACAGTATCTAGAAATACAATTGAACAAGTATATTCAATGAGAAAACCAGTAATAGAATCTTCATCATATTATATAAATCCTAATTTTATAAATACTTTAAATGATAATCCTTATGTAAATGATATATATCATCAAAAAAATCTATAAATAATTATGCAATTTTTATAATACCAATATTAATATCTTTAATGATATCTTTATAAATATCAAGAATTAAATTTTCTTCTTCTTGTTCATCTTTTTTAATAATCTCGTCAGTATGTGTTAATAAAATTTCATTCATATAATCATATGATGCTATAATTTGTGATCTAGAACGCGCACCTGTAATAATAATATTACCTTTTTGAAAAATAAATATACTTACTTCTTTTTGTTCAGGATTTTCTTTTAGTGGAGCATATTTAATTATAACACATGCGCGAATACATGGTTCATAAGATGATTTAAGTTTTTTCTTTAATAACAAATTATATAATTTATCACGATCAATTTGCATATTAACTTGATAATTTGAATTAATCATATCAATTTTAAAATCTTTAACTGTTATTTTATCGGGTTCATCAATAAATTTTATTTCATTAATTTTACCATCTTCCATTTTTTTTGCTTTAATTTCTTTTAATTTATAAATTAGTTTATTTAATACAAAATTAATACCTTTAATTGTTTTACATCCAGACATTTGAAAAGAACCATTTTTAAATAATTTCATATTAATTTTACGTACAATATCTAAATCAACACAATCACCATGTTCAACCCTCATTACAACAGTAATTTGATTATAAAAATGATTTTTAGATGTATCTTTTATTTTACTATATTTTTTAGTACGTTTTGGTTTATTTTTTATTTTTATAAGTGTTCTTATTCTTTCTTGATTCATTTTTACAGTTAATACATCATTTGAGTTTAATTGAAAATATCTCTCAATGTTTGGTATATCTAGTTTAGTATTAAGCTTGCCTGATGCACACATTGTTGATACACTGATGCCAGGTGGAAGATTTTTAATCTCTATTGAATCAACGTTAATATAATCAATAAACGTGAAAGAATCCCATTTTATAGACATTAATACTATTATAAAATATAACTCTTTAAATATCAAATTTCATTTTTTATATAATAGGTAAAATATCATTAATTTGTAATAATAGGTAAAATATCATTAATTTGTAATAATATGTAAATAAATAAAATAATATATAAATATTTATAATATAAAAAGATGAGTAATATAAATAACTATAAAAATTATACTATGTTTAACAATACAATTATTTATATTATTATTATTATTATTATTATATATATAATCAAAAATTATAAAAATAAAAAAACAAATAAATTTAATTGGTATATAATTTTAATTGTTTTATTGATAATATTATTATATTATATTATTAAAATGCTATTAATATTTAATACACATAATGGTAAAGAATTTAGAACAACATCCTGTTTAATACACGGATATAACCTATTATTAAATAGAATAAATTTACCAATTGAAATAGTAAAACCAGAATTATTAAATAAACCATTTAATGAATTTATAATAAGCACATCACATAATAGCTATATACCTTGTTTTCAAAATGCTGATATTACATCAACAGATGCAATTAAAAATGCATTAATATTAGGAGCAAGAGTGATTGAGTTAGATGTATTTGCAAAAAATAATACATCAAATGATGAATCTAGTTATATACCAGTTGTTACACATGGTATAGAAAGACCGTCAAGTGATATTTTTACAACATCGTATATTTATTTTGAAGATTGTATAAAAGTTATATCAGAATTTGCTAAACAAACATCAGATCCTATATGGATTGATTTAGAATTAAATACAAATAAATTAGTACAAACACAACAAAAAATTAAAAATATACTTGTAAAATATTTTGGTAATAAATTAATAAATAATGAATTAAATAATAAAAACCATTTTACACAAGAACCAATAAAAAATTTATTAAATAAAATTATAATAACAACATCAAAACCTAAATCTTCTATTACTGATGAATTATCAGAATTAATTAATTCGTATGCAGATGATAATTTTTATAAAAATACAGATAATACAAATAAAATATTAAATGAAATTAAACCAGACAAAATAATGCAACGTATATATCCAGTAGGTAATGTAAACGGACATTTATCAAAAAATTTTGATCCAGAACCATTTTGGAAAAATAAACATCAATTAGTTGCACTTAATTTTCAAACATCTGATAAAAATTTAATTAAAAATATAACAATGTTTAAAAAATGTTCATTTGTTCATTTTTCTGAATTAAATTTTTAAATTTTCTTTAAAGTAAAATATTTATCTAAATAGTTTAACAATATGTTTATATTATATATAATAAATTATGTCAAAGATTGAACCAATTTTGTCTATAAAAGAAAATAATTTAAATATATCAAAAAAATATCCAGTTATTTTATCATTTGATGTTGGAGTAATTCATTTATCATATTGTTTATTAACACAAACAGAATATGTACAACAAAATGATACAATTATTAATTGGTGTATATTAGATTGGAATAATATTGATTTAACAAATAGGTCTGAACAAAAATGTAATTGTGGTGCTAAAGCAAGTTTAACAAACACCGTTAATAATGAAATAAAATATTATTGTAAAACTCATGGTAAAAAAATAGATACACACATTAAAGATTTTAATGAATGTTTTTCATTATATAGTAAAAATAATTGTGATAGTAAAAATACATGCAATTATATTAATAATAAATCAACAATATGTGATAAAAAAATATCATTTATAAATAATGACATGTATTATTGTTCAACACATGCAAAACAAATTTATAAAACATTACAAAAATCATCAGATTTAAAACCATTTAAATTAAAGAATTCATCAACATTAAATTTTGACGATGTTAAGTTTAGATTAATGATGGAATTAGAAAATAGAAAACATTTATTATCTGCTGATTATGTTGTTATTGAAAATCAACCATCATTAAAAAATCCACGAATGAAATCAATTGCATCAGCAATTTATGATTATTATTTAATTCGAGGTATTATTGATAAAAATATAACAAAATCAAATATTACACAAGTTAAATTTATGTCACCTTCAAATAAACTTAAAATAGCAACTGATGGAGACATAAAACAATTAATAAAAGCAAAAAAAACAGATGATACTAAAGCATATAAATTAACAAAAAGTTTAGGTATAAAATATTGTTTAGATTTAATACAACATCTAACAATATGGGTTAAACATTTTAATTCCCATAAAAAGAAAGATGATTTGGCAGATTCATTTTTACAAGGAGTCTATTTTTATTCAAATAATATAAACACCCCGAAAGTAATAAAAAATGTTAATGATAATAAAATAATATTTAAAAATGAATCAGAATCATTAAATACTATAGATTTAATAGAAATAGATGTTTAATCAAAATTTATAAATAAAAAAATTGAAATATTTAATATTAATATATAATAAATATTATATATTAATGACATTAAATCAATATTATGCTAATATAAACCCTACAATTGGCGAACTAGTGCTTGTTACTTTTTCGTCTAGAACTGAATCATTTTTTGATGCTAAATTAATGGAGTATCCTTATCGCGGAATGATGAGTTATTCTGATGCATCAAAAAAAAGACGAGTATCTAGTTGGAATAAAATAATTCCACTAAATAAACTTATGGTTGCACGTGTTGATGAAATAGATACTAAAGCACAAATTGCACAAATATCAATTATATATCTTGATGATTATGTAGATGATAAAAATTTATCAGTAACAGATATTCAAAAAAAATTAATGGTTCAATTTACAGAAAATAAAATTTTAGAATCTTTTATTAAATCATTATGTATTCAAACAACGTGTAAATATGAAATTATATGGCAAACTTTAATTCATTATATTGATACAAAACGTCGTATATTTAACGATGAACAAGAAGAAGATCCTATTTCATTGTGGAAATATTTTTGTGATAATATTAGTGATTTAAGTTATTGGTGTTTAGAATCAAATATTAGTGATGAAATTCGTGAAATTATTTATGCGTTATATATAAAACGAACTGAAGAAACTATAAAAAAAATTAATTCTAAGATTAAAATTATTTCTCCAAATGGTATATCACATACTCATAAACTATTAGATACTTGTTTAAAAAAAATTACATTCAAATATACATTTAAATATATGACTACTCCAGATTATATACTAGAATCATCTACTGAAGATTCTAGTATAGCCGATCATAAAAAAATTATTGATATTTTAAAAATAGAATCCCAAAAAATGACACCAAAAGTATTTATACAAGTTTTAGATGCAGATATTGCAAAATTAATTGGATAATTTATATTATTTTAATGATTTTTTCTTTTTAATTAATCCCATTGTTTTTTCTAAATTTAATTGGTCTGATTGTATTGGTTTATTTCGTTTTATTGCATATTCTGATTCTATTTCTGAATACATTTTATTTAATTTATCAATTGGAACTTCTTTTAATTTAGTAAATTTATATGATTCTTCTATTTGCATTTGTCTAGAAATAAGCGGTGGATGTAAAACAATATATTCTTTTGTATTAATTATAAAATTATTTCTAAATTCTTCTAATGTTAAACACCCTCCATATTCTTTTAATGTCATCCAATGTGGTGCTGGATTAATTTCAGTATATTCATTATATAATTTAAAATAAAATAGATTAATTAGCGAATCTCTTTTCCATGTTAATGAATCATTTAATTCTAAATTATATTTTTTCATACAATTAAAACTACAATAATTACCAGTGCAAAAAAATGTTTCATTATAATAATCTTCTGGTAATTCAAGTCCTGGAGTATTAAAACAATTTCTACACCACCAACATTTTGTATTTTGTGAAAATATTAAATTATGTGTTGCAATTTTATGGATTGAATTATTTGAACACATTTGATTAGTATTTATAGTTGTTTTTAATGATTCTGTTGTTTCTGAATTATTGTATGAATTATTTTTAGAACAAATAATATCTTTTTCTGATTTTATAAAAATATCAGTATCACATGCACTATATACTTCATCAATTGTTATTGGTAAATGAAATATAATTTTTTCTTCATCTGTATTAATTAACTCATCTATTTTATTTAAATTTTCAACTTTTGTTTGTATCATATTAAAATTTTTAGGTTTTCTCCCTCTCTTTTTTTTTTGTATTATTTCTGACATTTAGTAATAGTATTGTTTTATCTTTAAATTTAATATTAAAAATATTTAAAGATAAAAAATGCAAAATAATTTCTTATTATTTATAATGCAAATTAATAAAAAAGATTTTAAAATAATATTAAATCATATGAATTTATTATCACCTTTAGAAATTAATAATTTGATTAAACAATCACAATCTGGAAAAACCAATAATAATGATATAAATCAACTTATTAACACATATTCACCGAATAAAGTATCTAAACTTATGAATAAAATTAATAACAATTTTTTAATTTCAAATAATATGTATGGTGGTGCTGATGCTGGTGATGATGTGCATGATAAGATAATTGATATTATTAATAAACTTGAAGAATTAAAAAAAAAATTAAATAGCTGTACCTAAAATAAATTTAAATAATTATACCAAATTTATAAAACTGATAATGCTGATTTTTTTGGTTTGCGTGTTTTATTACGTTTTTTAGGATTACCTTCACTTAATGTTGTTTCTGAAATTATTCTATCATTATTTGATGATGATGATTCTTCTTGTGTATCGCTTACACCAGCTTTAATAGTACTTGGTTGTAAATTATGAATTCTATTTAAAATATCTTTTACATTTGATGGAGCTCTAATATCTGGTATATTAGGTTTAATTGCATTTATAGGTGGTTTAGAATTTGCAGGTTGTGGTTCATTATCAAAATTTGAATTAGAATTCAATGGTTCATTTATAGAAAAATTTCTAGGAGGTTCATTATTACGGGATTGATTATTTAATTGAGATTGTAATTGACTAATATATTCTTGTTGTTGTTGCATTTGTTGTTGCATTTGTTTTTGTATTTGTATTTTAGACTCAGATTCTTTTTTTCTATGTTCATCACGTTGTCGTTCAATATTTACTTCTTGTTGTGTCATAAATTGAGAACTTTCTGTTTTACTTGGATTAATTATTTTACTTAAAAGTCCAGGATTTGATGCTAAAATAGAATCTAAACCAGGTAATTTAGATGACTGTGATTTTGTAAAATGGAATGCTCCCGCAGATGCTATTATTAAATATAATAATTTAATTTCAGGAGCCATTTGTCTACCAGTACCTTTATATTTTTCATATATTTCTTCTAAAACATCTTCCCATGAATCAACTTCTAATTGCATGTGATCACCCCATCCAGATAAATGAAAGTCAAATGGATCATATTTATCATTTAAAAATTCAATTACAGAAACGGCTTGTAATAAACCCCCTTTAAATATTTTAACTCCATTTCTTTTATCTGCAAAACTTTTTAATAATTCAAATTCATATTCCATTTCTTCTAATGATGAATTAAAATCATATTCTTTTGATAATGTAAATCCTTTTAATTTAATTTCACATAATTTTCTAAGCATTTCTATTTTTTTAAGTCGTAATTCTTGTGGTGTTAATTCTTTTTTTTCAATAGGTTTAATTTCAGATATTGTATGTGTATTATTTTTTATAATTTCAGGTGATTCTAATCTTTGATCATTATTTTTTATTTTATCTTGATAATTTTTTTGAAATATATTTGTTGTATTTTTTTTTGGTGATATACTAATTTTTTCATATTTTTCTCTTGATTCAGATGATTTTTTATTATCAGAATCTGAAGATATAGATTTTGATTCTTTTTTATTTAAACTTTTTGAACTTTTTGAACTTTTTGAACTTGCTGAATCAGTATTTCTAAGTAAATCATTTAATTCAGATGATTCAGAAGTTGCATTAAATTTAGGTTGAATTGTTTTACTTGGATTAGCAATCATATTAAAATAATAATCTGTATCAGTTGTTTGTTTTATTCCAATTGATTTATCTTCAATTAAATTGTCACCTCGTGAATTTTGATAATTAACTTTTATATCTGATGAAGTTTCGGATTCTGACATTATATAAATATAAAGATTCTTTCCTTTAACTTAACGCAATATATAAAAAATTTATATTTTTTATATATTATAAAATCGCACCTTTTTATTATAAATGTCTTATATATAATCCAACTATATGTTTCTAGTTAGAGAAACAATAACTAGTAATTATATTTGTTTGTTATTTTACACATTTATAATAATATTTTAATTTAGAAATTATTATCTACTATTTTACAATATAAAAATGAACTATTGTTCTTTAGAAGATGCGTGGGGTAGCAGTAATCGTATGTGTAGCCAATATAAAAATTATATGGATGACAAGAATAATATTAAACTTGATAAGAATAATACACAACCAGGATCTTATCAAACAAAGTTTGATAACGCGTTGGGGAGTTCCCAAGGATCTAATCAATCAAAGTTTGATAACACGTTGGGGGGTTTTACCCCCCAAGAACCGTTATTAAAACAAAATACTGAACATTTTCAAAATACTGAACATTTTTCTGATGTATCATACCAATCATCACATCTATTAGATAAACAAAATAATTCTAATCAATATAATAATAATTTTCATGAATTAGTTGATTGTGATAATTTTTTAAATCATATTCATACTTGTAAAAAATGTCATAATAAAGTTAAAAATTATTTTAAACCAAAATTAGTAGAAAATATTCAAGATATTGTTGAAGATAATAAGGATACTATTGTTTTAATATTAATTGGAATATCTATATTACTTTTTTTTAATTTAATAAATAATATGACTAAATCAAATTAAATAGTTTATTCAAGCTGTCCATTTTATTAATAAAATATTAGGTTCAAAAAATTCTGTTGTAAAACCATTTAATAAAAGTTTATCTGTAATATATTTACGACATTCTTTACGAGAATAAATTGGTAATCCAACTAAAAATTCTGGCATTTCATACCATGTATGATAAAAATCACCAGAACTTGCATAACATATTTTTTTCTCTACAATTTTATATATTTTTTCAAATGTTATAAACTTTCTATCTTCTCTTTCTTTTTGTTGTTTAATTAATTCATCAGCTTTAACCATTATAATACATAATAAAAAAGTTTATAAAGATAAAATTTTATTTATCTTTATATGGAATATGATACTATATGTATGTCAGGAGGTGGACTAATAGGATTTGCATTTATTGGTGCTCTTGAATATTTAAATAATTCTAATTATATTAATTCTATAAAAAATTATGTTGGTACATCTATTGGTTCTGTATTATCATTATTATTAGTATGCGGATATTCACCATTAGAATTAGGGGATTTTATTATTGATTTTGATTTTACAAAAATAAATCATGATATATCAATTGAAAATATTATTACAAATTATGGTATTAGTAATGGTGAAAGACTAGAATTTATAATTAATTCATTTATTAAAAATAAATTTAATGTTGATAATATTACTTTTAAACAATTATTTGAATTAACTAATAAAAATCTTATAATAATTGGAACAAACTTTTCAAAATCACACGAGGAAGTATTTTCACATAATGAAACACCTGATATGTCTGTTATTACAGCTATTAGAATATCAATATCTATACCTGTATTTTTTACACCTGTTTTATATAATAATGATTATTATGTTGATGGATGCATTACAAATAATTTTCCAATTAAATATTGTAATAAAAATACAACAATTGGTTTATATATACGAATTAATAATAATAATAATGTAACAAATATAATTAATATTATTATTGGGTGTATAAATATTATAACTGATACTATTAATTTTAAAGATATAATTTGTAGCGAAAATATTATTCAAATTGATTATGATACAAATCAAAAAGATAAAGAATTTATTAATTTTGATTTTACAATTGATTACAAACTTAAATTAATAAATTTGGGTCAAGTTTTTGCAAAAAAATTTGTTGAAAATCAATCAACTAATATTTGTAAAAATATTTTAGATGATATAATTAATAAAATAATCCAAATAGAATATAATCTTAAATTAGAAACAAAAGAAACACAAACAGATTAAAAATTATTAAATTTTACATTAGAAAATTCTGTTGGTTTCATATTTTTAATAAATTCTGTTTGAAATTGATAGTCTTTCATTTTAACATCAATTGATTTTTTTAAATCATCATTATGTAAACATGGTTGTAATGTAAATGCACGATCTAAACTTGAATATTTAACATTTTGAACTGAATCTTCTAAATAAAGTTTATCCATATCTGATAAACTTGTATAAACATCGCCTGATATATATGTTGTCAAATCACCAGTTGCTACATATTCAATAATCTGATCTTTAAATTTACCATCAATTTTATTATTTTCAAATTTTGTATTAAATTCTTTATCATTATTAATATTTTCTTTTATTATATTAATATCGTTTCTTTTTGTTTTAAGTTTTTCAAACCGTTCTAATACTGATTGATGATTAGTATCAATAAATGATTGTTCATTATGTTTTTTATTTAATATTTCATTTTTTGCTATATATTCATTTAAACTTAATTCTTTATTAGAAAAATTTTGTTCAATATTTTTAATATTTTTATTAAATGTATCTTTTAATTCTTTAAAAGTATCTGCAGAAGTTTGTAAAAAAACATTGTATTTTGCACGCGATTCTTTATTTAGTAGAATTTGATTTGATAATATAATATGATAATAAATTTCTTCTTCTAATTCTAAGTTTTTATCTGGATGAAAATTTTTAACAAGTTTCATAAAACTTTTTTTAATTTTAATTTCAGGTGCATCTATTGGTACATTAAGTATTTCATACAAATTATATTTTAAATCATTAAAATCTATTTCTATTTTTGACATTTATTATATAATAAATATATAAAATTTGGTTTAAATAGTTTTAATTATAAATAAAAATTATTTTTTAATTATTGTTTGTATACGTTCAATTAAAGCTACTGAAGTGCGATCACCGTCATATATTATTGGTTCTTTATCATCAACTACTATAATTATATATGGATATCCTGGTACATTATATTTAGTTGCTAATTCAATATTTTTTACATCATCATCACATTTTATATCTAATGCTTTGATATTATTTATTTTATTAATATGTTTAGAAAAATCATCCCATTCAGGTTGAAATTTTTTAGACCATCCGCACCAGCTGGTATTAAAATTATAAATAACAATATTAGAAAAGTTGCTATTTACAAATTCTTCTTTAGTTTCATTTGTTAATATTATATTGTCTTTTTGTTTGCAAGATTTTTTATACAAAATATGATAAACACTATATAAAATTACTACAATTATAATTAACCAAGTCCATAAAGGTATTTTAAAATATATATTATTTAACATTATTATAACATTATTAAGAAAATAAAAAAATAATTAGATTTTAATAAAAAAATATTTAAAAAAATCTAATTATTTTTTTCTATATTATTATATATAATAAAAATGTCAAGTAGTAAAGATACAAAATTAATTCCTTTATTTGGTAGATTAGATGATGAACGTAGTAAATTTTTTGTTAGTTTATTAAGAGATGCTGCTGATAAAAAAAGAAATGGTGGTAAATATATACGGATGCAAACATCAAAACTTGTTGCCGGTGTTGGTAATGCTACTAATGTAACTGGTAATATATATATAAACAATCTTACCACTGAATTTAAAAATGAGTTTTTTCTTCCACGTGTTGGACCTGATTATGAAATATCTAATGAATGGGTTCGGTATTTTACTGATGTAATTGCACGTATCTACAATAAAACGTTTGATAAATATAATAAACTCGGAAAAGAAATTATTGAATTAATTGAATCAGTTTCAAATATTGCTTCTCCTGGTTCAGAAGAAGAATTTACACAAGAAATTATTAAAATATTAGTACGTGATATGACCAAAACACCTGCTGTTCCTGCTTTTGATAGAATGAATCCATTAACCTGGAAAAATATAGATACTGTAACTTATGATAATAATACATTAAAATATCTATTATTTGCACCTAATCCTAATTATAATAACATTCCCAATATAGCTATAAATTTAGGTCATGAACTGATAATAAATTTAGGTAATGATTTTGATGATTGTTATAATAAGATTGATAATGCTATAGCAGCAGGAGGTATAAATGCTTTAGATAGTTTAAAGACCACTTTTAATTATAACTATAATAAATATTTTATACGAAAAATGCTTGAAGAACATGCTAAAACTGCAAAACAACCTATTGTTAATAATAGTACATCAAGTTTTTTTGATGACGTTTCTATTGTTCAAGAAAAATATTTTCGTAGAGGTGATCGTTTATTATATAATGATGATAAAGGAAACGAGGTTGAAGTTGATAGAAATTCCAAAGCATATGCAGAACTTCATAATGATCCTAATAAATGTTTAGATACAGGTTTTAAAGATAATAATACTCCGGATGAAAAATGTAGTGATTATTTAAGAGATTGTTTAATGGGTAAAAATATTGATAAATGTAAAACTTTTTTACAAAAACCAGATTACTGGACAAATGTACAAGATGAAATTGATAATATGTTACCAGTTACAGCATATGATACTCTTCGTTCTTTTAAATTTGATTTTATATCGGTTCATGATAATAAGTTTGGTCGTAAATTAAATAAAGTTAGTTCTGTAGAAAAATGGATTGAAAAACTTCATGTCTTATCAAAAACACCAAAACTAAAAGAAGAACAAGTAGATCAAATAGTAACGGATGCAAGAAATGCAGCAGATGCATTAGGCGCTAACGATATATCGACAAACGCAGCTGGACTTGCTGCAAGAAAAGCATTATTAAGAGGTGTGGATTATAATGTGGCTTTAGATGCAGGACACGATGCTGCAAATGCGGTAATGTCAGCAAATGCTATAGTAGCGGCAGCAATAGGAATAAATGTAGGTGCTGCATTAGCAGCAGCACGATTAGCAATAGCAGGAGCAGGAGCAATACCAGGATCAGTAGAAGACTTAGCATACAACACAGTACTACCTGCACTAACTACTGCTGCAGGATTAGGAGGAGCAACAGTAGCATCAGTAACAGCAGCAGGAAACAAATCATTAAAAAATGAAACAACAGTAGCAGTAGTAAATGCTGTAGTAGCAAACGCAGAACGACAACCTAGAACAGGAGCAGGAACACAACAAATATTAACACTTGGAGAAGTTAACAAAATTAGTTCAAATACTAAACTAATAGACTATCTAAAAATGTTAGTAACTAAAATAAACTCAAATCCTGCTATATTAAATCCCGATTATGTTAATCCTAATGTTAATTCTAATAATAGTCAAATAAATAGTTCGGATAGTTTTGTAGATAGTCAGTTAGCTAAAAAAGGTGTTAAACCTAAACTTAGTGTGGCAAATGATAAATTATCTATTAGCTCAATTGATAAAATAGGAAATACATTTTTCCATGATAGACAAAATTTTAATGTTCGATTCAAAATTGGTAGTATGCCTGTGTCTGTTCCTTTTAGAATGTATGGTGGTAATGGTGGTAATGCAGTAATTGATAAATTATCTGATGAAAATAAACGTTCTAGTAATATATTAATGGCGCATCATGCTAGTATAGTATTAAGACTTAAGAAATTTGGAAAAAAAATTGATCCTAGTGATGATAAAAAAATACAAGAATTACTCGAACATCTTCACAAAAGTGAAGAAAAATTATATACTGCAAGTTTATATGCAGAGAAGTATGCACAATTGCTCGAACTTCATGGGGAAAAAGATGAAGAGAGTATATTAACTTATAAACATTTAGAAGATTTTATTAAACACCGTAATAAACTATATAATCGTGTTTCTAAAAAACAAGATGATTTATTAAGTGTAATGAAAGCATTAATTGAGGTTGCTGTTAAAGAAGAACTACAATCAAAACCAACCCCTGAAAATGAAAAAATACTCGATGGTGATTTAATTGACGGACTTGTTGGTTAAATAATAAAAATAAAGCGTCATAAAAAATATAAAAAATATAAAAAATAATATAAAAATAATATAAAGCGTCATAAATATTATAAATATATTATTATGGGATTAGGACTTTTATTACTTGTTTCTATTGGTAAAGAAAATCTTTATTTATCTGCACAACCTGATATTACATTTTTTAAAGTAGCATATCGAAGACATACAAATTACTCAATTGAACCAACTCCACAATATTTTAAAACAACACCAGATTTTAGTAGAAGATGTACTGTTAATGTTGCAAAAAATGCAGATTTAATTGGATCAGTACACTTATATGTTGAATTACCATATATTCAATTAGAAAATATTTCTTCTGTTAATAAACAATTTGCATGGGTAAATAAAATAGGATTAGCATTAATTAATTTTATTGAGATTGAAATAGGTGGAACAATCATAGAACGTCATTATGGTGATTGGTTAAATATTTGGCATGAGATTACAATAACAACAGGTCATAAATCTGGATACAATAAAATGATTGGAAATATTTCAGAACTTACCGATTTTACACAATCTAAAGAATTAAAAAAATTATATATACCATTATCATTTTGGTTTTGTCAAGATTCAGGTCTAGCATTACCACTAATAGCATTAACTCATAATGATATTAAAATTCATGTAGATTTCAATAATATAGAAACATGTTATAAAACATCACCTAGTTATTTTATAACAGTTAGTGATAATTTTTGTCTTTTAACTCCAGGTGAAAAATTTTATCAGACTTATCAAAATTCAAAAATTATTGGTGAATTTATTTATTTTGATCCAGTTAATCTTTATTTATATTATAATCAAATTAAAGGAAAATTTATTATTCCACAAACATTAAATGATAAAAATTATGTATTAACTGGTGAAAAATCTAATTTTACTATTAATATTAAACCAAATACTGTTGTAGTTAATGATAATGATTATTTTAAATTTAATAAACCATCATTAAATGATTCATATTTATTAATTAATTATATTTATTTAGATAATTTTGAAAGATTTAATTTTTTAAATAATCCTAATGAATATTTAATACCAATAGTACAAACTTTATCAGATCAAGTAGCGTATTCATCAAATGTATCATATAAATTACCATTGACAAATCCTATTAAATTTTTAGTATGGAGATGTATTTTAGTATCAAATTCAAATTTAAATGATAATTTTAATTATACAACTTATCCTTATTCTACAAATGAAGAAAATATTGTTAATACAAATACAATTATTATTAATTCAATTAATCGAATGAATTCAAATACAACTGAATATTATACTTATTTACAAAAATATCAATATAAATTAAATAGTACGCAAAATGGTATTTATTTTTATTCATTTGCTTTAAATCCACTTGATTTACAACCATCAGGTAGTTTAAATTTTAGTAAAATTGATGATGCATATATACAATTTAAAATGAATAAATTAATAAATTATCAAAATCCTGTAACAATTAGATGTTATGGAATTCAATATAATATATTTAGAACATGGCATGGTATTGGGGGATTGCAATTTAATATTTAATTTAATTTTAGTAAAAATTAAATTAAAACACATATTTATACGTTAGGTATCAATTAGACATGATTTGACTGTCTAACTAATTAGGTATTGTTTTTATAATTTTTAATGAATGACCATGAAATGCTGTTGTTTCTAATGCGGTAATATTTATATTATGTGTAGATGCAATAAAAGATTTATCTACACTAATACTTCCAACATTATATATTTGGTTATTTTTAATACCATATACAGTCTTTGTGTTTGGATGAGCATGATAAAAATTTTCATCACATGTAAATAAAACATCGTACTCATTTTTATATTGCACAGGTATATCAGAATTAGTATATACAGTCAATTTATGTGTATGTCCAAAAATACCACCTGAACCACTATCAACTATATATGTGTTTTGTGTTCCTTTTAATGTAACTTCTTTACCACTAATTAAATATGGAGGAAGTATCCAAATTACTAAAAAAATAATTATAATTGCAAATAATATTTTTAACATATATTATATATGCTAAATTTATTTAAATGTTTTTAAATGTTTTTAAAGTTTTTAAATAAATTATAATTTTTTTATATCCATGCTAAACTAGAAAGTCCACTCATTATTCTTAATATATTATATTCTTTAACAACCGTTGATAATATATATGGATTATTATTAATATTTGAGGTCACTATTATTTGTGTATCATCAAAATTTGAAAAATTTAAATGTCCTGAATGTTGATTATCTAATGGATATAATGAAAATGTATATGTATAATAACCTATTGGTAATGAATTTTTAAATTTTTGATATGGAATAACATCTGTAAAATATGTATAATCTCTTTCTGCAAAAAGATTTGCACCATTTGCTTTAATTAATAATGATTTAATTAATGAAATTTCATTAATAATAACTAAATTTGAAAATTGATATTTTAAATACATTGTTAAAACATATTCTTTTTTACTATCAGATAAATTACTCAAATACTTATTTTCAAAATACATCAAATATTTAAGTAAATCATAATTTGTATCCCATATATCCCATCCACTATATATATTTATAATTCTATTTATTTGATTAAAATTTTTTTGTTTATTGCTTGATGTTATATAATTTGATATTTGTAATATTATATTATGTATTATTTTAATATCAATTGCATAATTCTTTTGGTCATTTGATGTATATATTTTTGATACAATTAAATCTAAATAATATTGATAAGCTATTATATACTGTTGATATTTTGCATCATATTTTGTTTGTTTAATAGGATAATAAGTTATATTTAAATTATCTGTTGGTTTTGTTATCATATGTATATCTTTAATAAGACCACTAAAATTTTTTTTTAATACTGTTTGTTCATTTGTTATAATTGTATCAGAATAAATTTTATAACGATCTATTATATATTCATGACTATATGTTCCAAATAATTTTCTTTCATGAGTATCTAATAAAATATAATCTGTTATCAATGATATATTAACTAGTGGTATTTTTGTAAATTGATAATTTACACCCGATAAATTATTATTTAATACATATGTTACATCATTTAATGTATACTCTAATCTTATTTCAGTATATGGCATAGCAATAGTTGGAATAGCTAATCCACCTTTACAATTATACCAAAATATTAATGGTATGTATATTTCCCATTTATTATTTATAAAAGATATTTTACACATTTTATTAATTTGATTTCTTTTTTCATCAGTTGAATATAAATAATAATCAATATTAAATATATTTTCATTTAATTCTTCAATTAATTGATCATTAAAATACATACATATTTTAGAAAAAAATTTAGTGTAATCTTTCCATTCTGGTTTAATTATTTCTTTTGTATTTCCATATGATATGGAACTTGTTTTTTGCATATTATTATTTTGAACAAATGTATCAGTATAAAATAAATTAGTTAATGTTGTTTTATTATAATCTATCAAATAAAATTTCGTTGCTAATTCTAATTGTGTTGTTGTTGAAAATATATACTCATTAACTTCATCACTCATAAATAATTCTATTGAATCAGTTGTAGTTTGTTTATAAAATTGTGCATACTGTAACATCTCTTGATAATATTCTATTTTTAAAACAGGTTTAATATCAAATGTATCTGTTGTATAATAATAATATGAACCTGTATTAATTATAAAATTTTTAGGTAGTGATATAATATAATATTCTCCATTATTATTATATGTATATACTATTTTTGCAACTATTCTCATATTATTAGATATTAAAGTTATACTATTATTTTCTATATTTTGTCCAAATCCATCAGATATTTTAATTTTATATAATATTTCATTAAATTTCTGTCTAGTACCAGAATAAGGCATATAATAAAAGTTTGATAATGGACTATATTGATTTTTGAAACCAATATTAGCTGTATATTTTCTGTTTAATTTCGGTTTAAATATAAATCCTATATTATCAACAAATGATTGGCATAAATTAATGTCATTTGTTAAAGTATCTATCAAGTTATTTGGTATAATAATTGTTAAATTATTATTTATTATTGAAAAGTTTATTGTCTCAATATTGGTTGTATTTATTGTATAATATATGTTATTGTCTATTATAAACACAAAATCTGATGGAATTATTATTGTTAATATATTTGTATTAATTGTATATTTAGTATTATCTAATGTCCAAATGTTTTTCTGTATAAAACCATATTTATTTAATTCATTTAATTTATTAGTTGTAAAATATGTATTTCCATTTGATTGATTAATATAATTTACTTGCTCTGGATTATATTTATTAACATTATTTGTATATATATAACCAATAATATTTGAACATTTTGAATAAGTATTTTTAATATAATATAAATAGTCATTGCTTGCTGTCAATGAAATAACTTCATTATAAATATTTTGATTAATTTTTTTATTATGAATTATTGTAGTATATATTCTATTCTCTAAAAAATCAATCTTATCTTGATTAAAATAAAATATTAATTTATTATTACCACGAGAATATACATATAATGGTGTTACATTTTCTGGTTGAGTTGGTAAAATAAAATCTGTTGCAGTAATAAAATTATTATCATCATGTATATATGATATATCATTAAATGGGGGATATAATTCATATTCTATTAATTGTATATTTTTGTTATCTGGTGTAGTACTTGATTTTATTTGTGTTATTATATTTACAGGTGTATATAGGTTGACATCATGATCTAATTTTGATACAATATTTGAAAATATATTAGTTGTTGTTTTAATAAAATAAATTGAATCTTCATAAAATAATAGGTGTTTAACTTTGTTAATTTCAATATATGTATTTTCAGGAATATATAAATTATTAAGAAAAGTTAAATTGGATACATAATCTCCTATCAAATCTTTAGTTATTTTAATTGTTATTAATATATTTTCATTTATTATTTCAAATATATCATTTATATTAATCGTTGATACTGGTAATAATAATGTAAAATTATATATATCATTTTTAATAAATATTTTATTTATTGTTATTTTTAATCCTTTATAATAAATATTTTCTATATATTTGATATCATCTTTTGTTATATTAAATGTTATATTATATAAATAACCTAAATATTTAGTAGATATAATATTATATATTGTTTTCTGAACTAATACAAAAAAATCTGTTGGTTTTATATTATACTCAGATGTAAAATTTATTTGTTCAGGAAATATTTCAACATTTGAAATATTAATATTTGATGATATATTACAGTCATGCTTTGCACAACTAGATAATAGGGTATTATCACCTGATAAAAAATCTAATGTATATGTACTATTTTTAAGTATTTCATCACTATTAACATTTAATTTATATTTGTAAATAGGATTTATATTTAATATATTTTTAATATTAATAATAGATTGACCTGTTGGTTGTAATTCTGTTGCAAAATTAATAGTAACATCATTATATGGTGCTAAATTCCAATATTTTGCATTTGCATAATTTGCTAAACCATAATATACAATATTAATATTAGAGTTGAGTTCTATATACGAATATATATTATTTTGATTAGTACTATTAGTACTATTAGTTACTATAATATTATCAGTAAATTCTTTATCTAAATTAATAAAAGTTTCATTATTCTGATATTTTTCCCATATTTTTTCTAATAAAAATTTAATTGGACTATTATAAAAATAATCTGGATTTTCTATTAATGGTTTTGTAAAATTATTAAATAATTCAGTTAAATTATCTCCTAATATTCTTAAATATCTTAATAATTTACATATTCTTACACCAAAATTAGCTACTGTTGGTTGTGGTATTTGGTTTGTCGTTTGGTTTGTATTAATCCACCATACAATATGTTCAGATATTTGATTATAATTAGTAATATTTCTATATACTTGTGTATTATCAGAATTAATTTCACATATGTATTCATTACTTAAATAATATTCTATTTCTTGTTCGCCATCAATATTAATTAATGGCGGTGATAAGTCATTTTTAAATATAATATTATTTCCATCAAAAAATACATTAAAATCTTTTATAACTTTATGATTTTGTAATAGTAAATTTATATTTTCAACTACATTTAAAAAAAAATCAGGTTGTGATATCCAATTACTTATTTGTGAAATAATTATTGGTTCTATTATTTTTATAGATTCATAATTTTGTAAATAAATAGTATTTGTATTGATTGCAAATATAAATTTTTTTAATATATTAACTTCATTATTTGTAAGATAACTACTAATTGCTGTATTTTCAAGTTCTGTTACTAATTGACTAGATATTTCATATTTAATAATTACTTTATTAATTAGTTGTTGTAATGATGTTGTTGTATTAGCAGAACTTAATATAGACCACGTTTTCCAAGGTTTTAAATAATTATAAATTATATTTGTATCTATATAACTATTTAAAAATAATTGTTGTCTTAATTGTTTAACATCTGTAAATAATGTAGAACTATTAAATAAATTAGATAAATTATCAATTGTATAACTTATTAAAAATTGTACCATATAATAATCATTATTAATTTCAATATTATCATCATCGATAAAATTTTTGGTAGATAATATATTATTACTATTATTAAAATCAGAAATTGATAAATATGCATCTTTTATTTTATAATTTTCGGTTATGTTTAAAATTAAACTTGAATTATCAATTAGTTTAAATTTATATTCTGGTTTATCAGGATTTATTTTTGATATTAATATATTTTGCACAATTTCTTCTGTATTTAAAACTTTTGTATTAATATATAAATCCAACAAATCATCATTTAAATTTTTATCACTTTTGATTTGTTTAGTTTGTTGTAATGATTGAACCAAATAATTAATATTTTTAGTATATATTATGTTAATATTATTTATATATGTATCCGATTGTAATGTATATTTATTATTATCTTTTATAATTATATATGTATTCAGTAAATTTGTATCAGTGAATACTTGATTATATATGCTAGTATCAACTGTTTCAGTTTGATTAAATATTATATCTTGATAATATTTATTATTTAATTTATATAACTTATCTGTAAAACTAATAAAATATTGTTTAATTATTTCAATTGGTTGCATATTATTATTTGATATTTCTTTAACTTGTACAATTTGATTATCACCATATACAAAATTTCCATTTACATTAATTTTAATTGAAATTAATTTACAAAGTGTATATGAATATGATGATAAAAATAATGGTTTTGTATATATTTTAATCTTATTACCATCTTTAATTTTAAACAAATGTATTCTTTGAATATCAAAATTACTTTTTTCACACAGTAAAAAATAGGTACCTATTAAAGTATCAAAATTATTTATAGTACCATCTGAATTTATCATTCTATAATTATAAAAATAAATATTAGTATAATTTGTTGAATCTATTTCATTATTTATTTCATTATCTGTTATACTAATTCCATATTGAAATTTTATTGGTTGTGTATTTCTAGTTTTTTCTATAAAAATTAATTGATCATTCTTAAGAGCACATCTAACAACCTCAATATATGGTTTATCTTGATAAAGTTGATCATAATTTGGTAATTCAATACTATAGTTATATCTAAATTTATTTAAATAAAATAATGATGATTCTGTTGATTCTGATGATGATATTATCATAAAAGTAGAATTTATATTATCAGTTATCCCAGTATTAGTTGATTCTGTCAAATATAAATAATAATTATTTTCAACATATTCTATTTTTCGTATAATTTTATAAGTACCAAATATTTTAACAGATTGATTATAAAACCATGTAAATGTTGATATAAAACTAGATGGATCAATAAGTTTATATCTTTCATTATCTAATTCATATATTACATTAATTTTAATAGGATGATTATTAGTTAAGCTTGTTGTAAAATTTTTTGGTATAGTCATATAATTATTAAAATTTGCTGTATAATTAGTATCCCAAAATAATACCCACATATATCCTGATAAACTGTTATTATTAACATTTAATATATTATAAGAATTATTTTCAGATTCTATTAATATTGTTGTATTATTTTTAATTAAATTATTTATTTCATTAATATTGATATATTTAGCATCAAATGGTTGATATGGTAAAATAAAATCATAAAATGTATTATCAACTAAAGTATTAAATGTATTATTGACTAATGTAGTATCATCTAAATTAAAAATAAATATTATTTCATTATCTCGTATATTATTAATAGTAAATATAATAGGATTAGTAGGATTTTTTACTAATAATATTTTATCTCGTATTTTAAGTTTAACAAAATTATCAAATAAATAAAACCGTTTATTATAATGTAATAATTTAAGTTTTAATGATTTTTCTGTAAATTTACCATATAAATATGTTTCATTAGATGTTGTTATTGTTTGAGTTGATATTAATAATTCATTATCTTTATGATATATATCACCAATATTTAAACTTTTTGAAGTTGTAAATTTCATTATATTTTGTTTATTGAAATTAGGTAATTCTTTATTATTTTTAGTTGAATAAACACCAAAAGTATAATAACCATTATTTTCAAAAGTTAAATTAGAACCAAAATTTGTAATATTTAATTCACATTCTGTTTCATATCTTATTGGTTCTAATTCATAAGTATCATCAAAATGATTTAATCCCTTAACATAAAAATAATTTAAATTAATACAAATAATTTCATCTTGTTGTAAATATAATTTATCATAGTCTGTAATTTTATATAATAAAGGATTTATTTTGATTAAACAAATTTTATTTTTTACAAAAAATGGATTTTGTAATGATGTATATGAACATAATGATGAATTATTCATAGCTGAAATTGTATTAAATGAATTTAATGATGATATATTATTACCCGTTCTATGTTGAATAATATTATGTATTTTTTTTTGTGTAATTGGATCAAGTAATGTTAATATAAAAAACGATGCTTTATCATGTAATATAGATAGGTCTGTTGTTTTATTAATATTTGGTGTACTAATTGTATATACTTGTGATAATGGTTTAATATTTAATAAACTATTATAATTTAATTGTTTAATTTCATGTGTATAATCTTCAACATTAATATTTCTTGTGTCGCAATAATATTTATAACAAATTTTAGAGATTAGTATTGGAGATTTTAATTTAATTGTTTGTTCATTATTATTAGTTTGATCTATACCAATAATATTTTCATATAATAAATTATATTTGTCAGTTGTTGATTCTGAATATAACTTTATTGAATTAATATTACCGTCTATATTACAATATATTGGTTGTTGAATTTGAATAGTCATAATATTAAATAATTTTGTATAATTATCATATATTGTTGAATTGTTTGTAAATAATAACCATATATAAATTTGATAATCTTGATTATTATATGTTACTTGTATTTTACATAATTCATATTCTAATTTATCATTATTAGTGTAAAAATTTGTTAAAAATATTTGGTTTGTATTATTAATACTAATATATGGAGACAATGATTTAAGTTTAATTGATTCATCAATTATTATTGTATCAATTGGAGTATTTAAATTAATTGAGTTTGTATTTATTACAATATATGAATTATATTCAATATCTAATACTGGTAATGGTATATTAACATATTTACTTATTATTAATCTCATATATAATTTTACATTAGTATTTGTATATGATCCTAATATTAAATCTGATGTTGTTTCTGTTTCACCATTTACATCTATTGTATTATTATTAAAACTATTAATATCAAAAATTTGTTGTGAATAATTTGATTTAAAACTAATATTTTCAATTGTATCAAAATATAAATTAGGATTGGAAATGGATTTTATTATATTTTTGGATACATAATTTTCATACCCAATATTTGATGTTTTATTTGAATTAATTAATTGTTTATTATTTGTATTAAAATGTGCATTATCAATTAAATATATTTTAATATTTTCTGTTGAATTATTTGTATTTATCATATTTTCATAATAAGATATAACATTTTCTGTATCAGTTGGAATTATTATATTATTAACAATTGTATAACTTAATTTTGTATTAGTATTTGTATAAATTTCATCACCTTTTTCATAATAATATATACATTCGTGAATAACATTATCTTTATTTATTCTAACCATATAATAACAATATTCTGGTAGATTCATAGTCTGTAAATATTTTATATTTCCCATTTCATCAATAGAAAAATCAAGACTACATGTATATTCTATTAAATTTAATGATGTTTGTGGTAAAATCCATGTATGATAATTACCAATTGGTATATTATAATTTAATATGTTTTGTTTTTGCATCATATAATGTCTATTTAATTCTAAATCAACAAACAATACATAATTTAATTCTGGAGTATCTAATAATATTTTTGTATAATTAAAATCAATAAAATTAGAATATGCATGACATGAATAATTTTGGTCTGTATTATATGATATACTTTTTAATGTCATACTTGGTTGTAAAATATGTGTAATATAAGAGTTATCTGAATCAAAAGATACAGTCAATTTTTTATAAATAGTTAATGTTAATATTATTGTTGGTGAAACAAAAATTAGTTTATTAGATGTGATAATATTTTGTGATATAATATTTATTGTTTCTGGAATATACATATAATATCCTGATAAAAAGCTATCAATAAAATCAGGATTATCTAACATAAAAATATCTGATGAACTATAATATGTTGTTATATCTTTTTTTAATATATCATCTTGTTCAATAGTATAACTTGTAGAATTACTATATTTAGTTGATTTTGGTGCATACCAGTTTGCTTTTTTATATTCAGATATATGTAAATCTTTTATATTTAATATTGATAATGTATTTATATCAGTATAATTATTTAAATATATTAATTGTTTAAAAGTTAAATCAACTGTGTTATTATGACAAATATATAAATAAAAATTAGTTGGGTCTATTTGTTTAATTATACCATTAATTATTTTACCATCTATATAAAATATTGTTGTTAAATAAGGTTCTAATAATATTGGAATTGTAGGCGGGTCTATTTGTAATTTAATACCATATATATGAATAGTTGATATTAGTTTATTAAATTCTATAGTTTTAGGTGCATTACCTATTTTTTCATTAATTAATTCAACAGGATTAACAATTAAACAATCTGATATTATATTTTTAAATTTATATCTATTTATTATAGTATCTAATTCAGCAGTATATATTTTACCATCATCAAATTTAAATTTACGTATATTCGGTGGTGTTGTTGTAAAAAAATTATTTGATGTATATATATCATCATTAAATATAACATTAACATTAATTGCAGTGTCTTGAATATTATTAAAATCTAAATTATAATTTATAATTCCACAATAATTAAATTTATCAGGTTTTTCTGATATTGTATTTGTTATTAATAGTTCTGAATTATTAAAGTTATCTTTAATTTTATTATCAATATATTCCAATGTTGATATTTCATTATTTGAAGTAATTGAAAAATTATTAATTTGTTTTATATTATTTTGTTGATCTACTATACTAATATTATATATATTAGTATCAATAATTGGATGCAATGTTGTTATTATTGTTGAATTTGAATAATCATAATAGTTATTAGAAATATTTTGATTAATTTCGCTAATTGACATATATTCATTTTTAATATTATTTGGATTAGATATATTTAGATAATCAATATTATCATTAATATATTGTAAATGGTTTGTAAATAATTCTGATACATTATTTAAATATAATATCAAATTATCAGATAATCTATACTTTGATAAATAAGATTTATATATAGGTGATAATACCATAATATTATTTTTTTTAATAAATGTTAATGTCGATAAAGCTTTTTTTTCATAAGTCATATCATTATCAATTAATCTTAAATTATTATATTGATAACTCATAAAATCATTTTGTATATATGGAATTAAATTTGTTGTATTTGAATATGTTTGATTTATATTAGATTGTCCCGTAGTATCATAATTATATGTTTTATAATTAAATAAGTTTGAATGTTTATTTATTTTAGGTATATTATTAAAAATACTTATTGATAAAAATCCATATATTGGAGATTCACTATTTAAAAAATTAACTAATGTATTTACATATTTATTATTTATTGAATCAATTAATTGAATAATTTTTGTATAATCATTATTTGATGACACTTTATCATATATTTGTATTAAATTATCAATAAATGTAGGATAAAAATTGGTTTTTAATATATTTATTGGAGTATTAAATTCATCAAAAGATGGATTAAATGTTAATTGTACTATACTGTAATCATTAACTGGTGTTGTTGTGTTTGTTTGTGTATTTAATGAATAATACAATGAATCTATATCTCTAATAAAAAACTGTTGAGTACTCAAAGGCATCATATAATTTATTACCATATCATTTATTGTTATTATAGATGTATTATTTACTTTAAAATTAATATTATAAAAATATAATGATTCTGTATTATTTACTAACATTATAAATGGTTTATTAAATACAAAATCATTTAAATCTGATAATTGTTTATTATTTATATATTCGTAATCCGCAGTGTGTGATATATAATTATATAAATTTGGTGCTATATTTTTGGTTTTAATTTTTAAGATAGCATAACTAGATAATAGGGTATTACCATCAACATTAAAAAATGGTTCTATATATGGAGATTTTGTATTATCATCATTATTTGTATTTGTAATATAAAAAAACGGTTCTATATATTCAGGATGGTTTTCTAAAGCATTATCAGATATAATATCACAATAATAATAATTATATATACTTGTAATTGTATCTAATAAATAATATTTATTATTATTTACAAGTGTACGATAAATACGAAAACTATTATACTTTTTATTTTGTATTTCATAAAAATTAATTAAATATATAAATGAGTTATTAATAGTCGTATCAATAGTATTACAATCAATAGCTATAGTTTCTATTAATGTTTTTGTATTGTATAATGATAATTTATATTTATATGTTCCTAATGATAATTTACCATCAGGTATAGTATCATCTGGTATTAATAAACTTAGTTCGCATAATTGTTCATTAGGTAATGATAATTGTTCATAGGATGGAACTAATTTTATATTATCATTAAAATTATTTGAATTATTTGAGTTAATTAAATAATAAAGATAATTAGAATCATAATTAGAATTAAATTTAATACATCTATCAATAATATCAAAATTTGTTGAATTAATTATTTCATATGGATAATGAAATATTTCTAAATATATTTCATTAATATTATCATACATATTTGGTAATGTAATTGGATTTCCATTTGTATCTTTCATATAATATAACGGTAAAGTATTATCTTTTATTATTGTCACTAATGTTTTAGTAACATTAGTACTTATATTTGGTAATTTATTTAATTTAATATTAAGTCCATTAATATAATCAATACCTAATTCATCATCTTGAATATTGTCAATAAATGTAGTATTTATATTATTTTCTATATTTATTAATAATAATAATTCATCTGAATTTACCTTTGTTCTATAAATTTTACGACCAATAATATTTTTATTATCTGATATTGGTAAAGTTATAATAATATTTTGATTTCCTGTTAATAAATTTGTAATAGTAACATCTTTAATATAACTTATATCAGATTCACCTGTTAATGAATAATATGATATTGCATATTGATATTTTCCAATTGGAATAAATTTTGTATTATTTGTAAGTGTTGGTGTTATAGTAAAATTATTAGGTTTTACAATTAAACTATTATTCAAATAATTTATTGTTAATAAGATTAATTTTGTTGAATCAATAAGTTGATCAACTAATATACAATCATTATTTGTTGTGTTATATAATGTGTTCGCCTTTACTATATTAAATAAATTTAATTGATTATTTGAATTTTTTGATAATAACATTAATTTATTAGATGTATAGTCTAATATATTAGATTCATTAAAACTTACTAATGGTATATAATTTGTATATACTACATTTAATGTAATAATATCATTATCTTCAAAAATATATTTTTTATCAAGTGTAAATACTAAATAAATACTATTAACATTTAATTCATTTAATATAATTTCATAATCAATAGAATTAAATAAAATAGGCGTTGTTTTGTTAGTTATTTGAGATGTTTTTATTATTGTAATTATTGATTTAGTATCATAATAATTATCATATTTAATTATTAATTTATTTAATGTATAATCTATTTTTATTCTATTTATATACGTATCATTTTGTTGTGATGTAATAGTATAATTGTATTTATTAGTTATTTGTAATTTATTAAAATCTTTATTTTCATTTATTTGTGTATCAACTGATGTAATATTTTCTTTTGTTATATTATATAAATTTTCTTTAAATTTTATAAATGAATTATTTCCAATTGACATGTTTCCAATCCAGCTATTTTTATAAAACATTTCAATCCAAGAATTTCTAATTTCATTACTTGTAATTATATTTCCTGGATTAAATGTAAAATAATATGATAATTTTCTTGTATTTGAATTAGTAAAATCAGGATTTGTCTGTATTTGTTGATAAATATCTATAAATTTTTTATATAATCTATCAACGACTAAATTTCTCCAAAATATTATAAAAGATTTTATAGAATTATTAATATTATTATTGTTTATTATTATATTTAATATATCTTCAGCTATAATTGCAAAAATATTTTCTAAATTTACAGGTGTTAAATTATTCATTTCATCTAGTAAATCTATATTTACTTTTTTTAATTGTGAATATTTATTAGTTTCATTTATTAATTGTTGTTTATAGGAATCAGAATTATAATAATATGTAGTTTCAGTTGTACTAATTGTTATAGGTTTTATATAATAATATGGTTTATAATAATCATTAAAATTTAATTGATTATTTGGAACTGAATAAAATCTACTCATAAATGTTTTTAATTTAATGTAAATATTTTTTGAGTTTGATAAATTAAAATTATTAATTAGATTAACAATATAATTTTCTATACCAAAGAATGTATTAAATAATTCATCTAATATTATGCTATTAATATTCTGTGCATTTAAAGTGTCATTAATTAATGTATTAATATTATTTTGCCATTCAATTTGATAATTAACTTTATCAATAATATTATAATTATTTATATCATTATTATCTAAAACTGAATATTGTTTCCAAAATGTGTAAATTGATTTATTATCGGAATATAACATTTTATATATTAATAAAATTACTAGCGGTGTATATTTTAAACAATCAACTTTATAATTATCAAAATTTTTAAAATTATTTATACAATAATTATAAATTATATCCGTTTCATAGACATCAAGATTTAAAATTGTAGTAGAAAAATCATTTATATATTCTATATATCTTTCTGTTTCAGTCTTTTCTATTATATTACCACCTTCATTAACTTGATTACTATTTGTAGCAAATTGTAAATATAATGCATTTTTATAATAAGAATTTCTAGAAGAATAAAGATAAAATATTTTAAATCTTAGTAGTTCATATAAATTATTATAAGATTGTTTAAGTGTTTGTAATGAATCTAATAATATATCTTCTGTAGTATTTGATAAAAAATCAAGCCAAAATTGTTCCCAATAATTTGATTCAACTCTTAATAATGTAATTACTGAAGATACATGACTTTCTTTAATATTATAATAATAAACATTATTATCTAAATTTGATAAATTAATATAATCTGGTAAAAGCACAGGTTCAACTAATGATGCTTCAATATTAGTTAGAATTGCTTTGAAATTTCCAAGCATAAATAATTGTTCTGGTATAATGTACCAATTATTAGTATTATTTATTACAATACAATTTTTATTCATATATGTAATACTTAATTCATTAATATTATAGTCAGATTGTATTACATTTTTATTAGTATAAGTTTTAATAATTTCAAAATATGGAATTTCTAATTTTAAACATTGATTGTATAATAAATCTCCATTTTTTTCTAATATCTTATGCCCACTTTTTCCAAAATATAAATCATCAATATGTCTAGTATTTTGACATAGTGAAAACATAGTATGTTGTCGGTATACAGTTTTAAAAAATGTAATTTCTGGATTTTGAATGATTGGGGAATCTTGAATTCCTATAGTTATGAGTTGGATTAATCCTCCGCCCATTTTATTACTTTATTTATATATTATAAAATAATCTTTAATATAAATTAAAAATATTATATAATATTGTATAATGGAATATTATATAAAAGCAATATTGTTAGATAATTGTGGATATTCAATTGCATCAAAAAAATTATTAGATTTGCATAATATTAGAACTGAAATAATTAATGTTAATGTATTAAATAAAATTGAATATAAAAATGATCAAATTCAAACTTTTCCACAAATATATTTATGTAAAGATAATAGTTTAGGAAGTTTATTATTAGGCGGTTATGATGATTTATCTTATTTTATTTCTAATTTTAAAAAAAAGACATTAAATGATGACAATATAGATAAATTTAATATTAAATATAAATGGTCAAAAAAAGCAACATTAAGATTAATACAACTTATAAACAATTAATATAATTTAAACAAAAATAAATTTTCCTTCAGTATAAATTCCAACTGGTTTAGAATTAATATCATAAACAATACCTTTTTCTTTATATTCATAATAATATTCTTTATCATCAATTACTAATTTATCTAATAAATCTTCTTCAATGACGCTAGTTTCTTCATTTGGTATATCAAAATTAATTTGCGATAATTCTTTAATTTTAAGATATTTTCCTTTTATTTTATCAAAGTCTAAACCTTCACCATTACAAACAGCCATCAATAATTTTATTTTTTCGTCTGTTATATTATATTGATATTCTTTTTTAATATCTGATAAATTTGATTGTAATTTATCATCTAGATGGTTTATAATATCAATAAAATCAACATGTAAGTTTTTTAATCCTTTGAGTTTTTTCATTAACTAAATAAAATTAATATAGAAACTACTATAATTTCAATTTTTATAATATATTAAATTATGATTTGAGAATGGATCCAACACAGTTTTTCTTGAATACAATTTAATATTATATAATTTGCATTTCTATTGCATTTTATACATTTGTCTTTAGTTACTATTTGAATTAGTGTGTTTGTATATGCTGTTATATTTACTGGTTTTTTGTGAATAATTGATTCTATAATCTTTAATTTGGTTTCTATAATATTTATCTTTACTATTGGATAGATATATATATTCTGTTCTTGGATTTCGTTTAATAGTTCTTGAATTTTGATTATAATACTTTGATTCATTATTATAATTATTATTAAATTGTTTATGATTATTATTCAATTTTTTACAATTATCTTCATAACATAATAAATTATATATATCTTCTTCAGTATTACAGTCGTGCTTTGCACAACTAGCTAATAGGGTATTATCATCTGTATTATCTGTATTATCTGTATTATCTGTATTATCTGTATTATCTGTATTATCTGTGCTATTTTTTACATCTTGTACATCAAAATTAAAATATTTTGTTTTATCTGATTTTCCACAATCAACAACTTTATTTTTAAACCAATAATCTAAGTCTGAACTACTAAACAACTCAATCATCCCTTTCTATATATATTATTAATTTATTATAAATTAATAATATATTCAATTTTTTATTTAAAAGGATTATAGCATATAATTAATAATGTTTTTAGTAGATAAGTATTATAATGATTCAAATTATATAACATGTCATCAAACTATTATAAATAAAATTATAGAAAGTTTTGATGCTCACATTCAAATATATTTAAATATTGATTCAATAATTAAATTACCTAATATTGAATTTAATAAAATAATAAATGATTTAGAATATGGTATTTGGAGATATTCAAATTTTCAACATTTAATTGTATATGGTCCAAGTGGTTGTGGTAAAGAATATTTAGTTAATAAATTATTAGAAAAAATATATGGTAAATTTAGTGTTGAATTAAAAGAAGTTGAATATACAGTAAATGGGTATTCAAATACAAAAACAAAAATCATGATAAAACAATCAAAACATCATATTATAATTGAACCTAATTCAAATGGATTTGATAAATATCTAATCCAAGAAATCATTCAAGATTATGCAAAATCTGAATTATTAAATATTTTAAAACATCGTAAATTATTTAAAGTTGTTATTATTAATAAAATAGATAATTTATCATATTATGCTCAAGCATCATTAAGACGGACAATGGAAAAATATTCTAATACATGTAAATTTATTTTAATATCAGATCAATTATCTAAAATTATTGAACCAATAAGATCAAGATGTTTGATGATACGCGTACCATTACCTTCATCTGAACAAATTTTAGAAACTCTTTTACATATATGTCAAAAAGAAAAAATAACTATATCATATAACACATTAAAAACAATTATAGAAAATTCTGATAATAAAGTAAATCATGCTATATGGTTATTAGAAATGTTTAAATATGGTATTAAATATAAAAAAAATTGGGAACATGTTATAGATATGATTGCAAATATTATTATTAAACCAAGTATTCAGAATAATAAAAAATTATATAGTGTTATGAAAAAAATAAGAGAGCAATTTTATATATTATTTATTACAAATATACCAACACAGCTTATCATTCGTAAAATAATGTTAAAATTAATTAATAAAACTGATAATTTAAAATTAAAATATAATATTATAGATATTACATCTATTTTTGAACAAAGATTAAGTCAAGGAACGCGTCATATAATTCATATTGAAGCATATATTGCTAGATTAATTTATTTATTTACAAGCTATCATAATAACGATGAATATAATTATAATTTAGATGTTTTAGAAATATAAAATATAAAAATTCTAATATATATATATTAATAAATAATGGATTATGATTTAGATGATAAAATTAACCTCTTATATGATTATTTGTATAATTTAAATACAAATAATTGTTTTAGTATTAATAAAATTACACTTGGACAAATATCAATTGATGATATTAAAATATCAATACCAACAAATGCTGATGATATTGAATCTTACAATAAAAATAAAGATGATATTTTAAATGCACGTTTTAAAATGTTAAATTACGATGATAATAATAAACAAATAATATTAAAAAGATATTCTAATCAATTTCCAGTAAATATTAAAATTAGTTTTTATCAATATAATGATAAAAATATAAATAATTTTGATTCTAATATTAATAATGCTTCTTTATTTTCATATTTATTAAGTCATTTAGTATTAAGTAAAAAAACAAACCATATTTTATTACCTTTAATAAATATTGATGTTAAAATAACAGATATTGAAAATATTATTAAAAATGTTCCATCTTATTTAAAAATAAAATCAGCATTAAATAATAATGAAATAAGCGATAATTGTTCTTTACAATTAAAAGAACAATTTTTTAAAACAACAACATTAGAAGAATATTTAAATCATCATGTATGTTCTTATAAGGGATTATTATTTCAAGTAATACATACATTAGCAGTTTTACAAAAAGAATATTTAGGATTTAGACATAATAATTTAATAGTTAAAAATATTTTAATATATATTAAAAAAACAACAAATATTTACACTGAATATGATAATCTTACAAATTCTGATAAAAAATATTATTTACCAAATTATGGATTTGATATTAAAATTACAAATTTTGAAAATGCAATTATACCTAAATATTATGGACTAGTTAATGCAAAAAATAATTCTATAGATGACATATATGTATTTGTAAAAGATTTATTAGATGGTAATACTAAAATGTCAATTAAAACGGAAGAAGATATAATATGTGATAAAGATACTAAAACATTTTTAAATAAAATTATTTCTACTGGAGGCTTAAAAAATATTTCAGCAATTGATTTATTAAAAGATAAATATTTTGAACAATACAAAATTAAACCTTTTAAAAAGAATGATGATGATGAAACTATTGTAAATCATAATTATTTAACTGGAAAACATACTATAGATACTTTTATGGATTCTGATAATTATTCTATATTAGGTCATCAAAATAAATTAATATCTAAAACTAATATAATGAACAATTCTAAACATCATAAATCAAAAAATATGATAACTGATAAACAATTATCATTAGGTTCAAGAATTATTAAAAAAGAATCTAATAAAGAAATCAAATTAAATAGAACATTAGATGATAAAATAAATAATATGGAAGGTGGTAGTTTAGAAAAAGCTCCTTATAAAAATGAACGTAATACACCTTTTACGTCAAATGATAATAGAGATACATTTAAAAAACGTTCATCTGAAAATACAATTAGAGAACAACCAGTTCTTTTAGAACAAAAAATATATGATACATCACAAAAACCATCGGCTAAACCACAATTTCCTCCTTCTTTTATTCCATTATATGATCAATCTGGGGACACAATGAATCATTTATTACCATATTCTAAAGTAATGAATCAACCACCAGTACAAAAAGTATATAATATTAGTTTAACTAATCCATTAGCAAATCATACATCAATTAATAAAATATATGAAGATATATTACCTGGAAGCCCGTTTTCTCTAACTGCTAAAACATTATATGAACGTAAACAACTAATAGATTTTTTAAGAAATACAATTTTACAATCAGAAGATGGTGAAGAAATGAATATTACAGGAGGTAAAAATTCATTATTATCTTATATTAAAATTATGGATGTAAACCCATATACACTTAATAAAAACCCATATGCTGATTTACCAAGAAACTTTTTACTTTATAAAGCTGCATATCCTGTTCGGTTTGATGAAAAAAATAAAGGAATTGGTATTGGTAAACAATCAATGGGTATTAATGTTCGTGTATATATGATGTCAATTGGTGATTTAAAATGTAAAAATATAAATAATAATATAGATGCTCATAAATTTGATTTATGGAGAGAAATAAAATATTATGATTGGGTTAAAAATGATATTATTAAAAAGAAAGTATCTCCTAATTTTATTAGTCCAATATTATATAAAATTGATTCTGAATCAAAAATTAATTGGTCACAGCTTGAATTATTAAAATTAAATGAATCAATAAATATTATTGAACTTAAAAAAAATGAACAAAAAATTAATAACTTGCATAATCTTTCTAAAAATGATGGATTATTTCAATCATTATTACCAGTGCGATATAAATCTGCTAATGTTGTAAATAATGTTAATTCTGATAAAGAAGATTTAACAATTAATTCAGGTAAATCATTGATATTATTAACAGAAGCGCCTACATCAAGTTTTCCACAATGGACATCAAGAATTTATGAATCATTTGGTTCAGTTAAGAAAATGATATCAACTGGTCATCATACAGCAGATGTATGGAAATCTATATTATTTCAATTGGTATACTCAATGGCTATTTTACAAGAAAATAATATATATATTAAAAATTTTTCATTAGAAAATAATGTATATATAAAAGATATACATTCTGATCCAAATGCGGTTGGATCATGGATTTATAAAGTTGATAATGTTGAATATTATATTCCAAATTTTGGATATATATTAATGATAGATACTAAATTTACAGATATTGAACCAGGTATTAACTCAAATAATGATAAAGAATATAAAATATTAGGTAAGTTATATAGTGATAATAATATACCAGATTTTTTGATAAATAATTTAATTTATCATCAATTTAGAGATATTATACATCCAGATAATTTTACACAAAAACTTAGAGTTAAGGGAGGTTCAATTCCTGATGATAGCATTATTAATTTACTTAAATATATAAATTCAAATAATGTCCCTGGTCCATCAGGTCCATCAGGTCCATCAGGTCCATCAGGTCCATCAGGTCCATCAGGTCCATCAGGTCCATCAGGTCCAACGGGTCCATCAGGTCCAACGGGTCCATCAGGTCCAACGGGTCCATCAGGTCCAACAGCTATATTTCCAATTCTGAAAATACGAGATTTAATACCAAAATATTTTGGCGAATTTGTACATAATAGAGTTGGAACATTATTATTAAAAAGTGAAAAAGATAATATATTTACATTTTCCAAACCTAATTTTAATAAAGGCAATTTAATGGTTTATCAAAGAAGATTTAATGAATATGTATGGGTTATTTATATTGGAGATAGTACAAACCGTTTAAAAAAGTCAGTATTAACAAAAAATATAATTAATTCTAATACATATGAAATAATTGAAGTATTTACAAGTTCATTATATGGTTATCCAGAAAATGAAAAAATATATCCAGAAACTAAAAAAAATATGAAATATGATGAAACATATATTTATGAAACTTATAATTTAGATAATTAATATTAAAAATATTTTCTTTATTAATTTAATGACATTTAATAAAAAACTATTTGATATTCAAGATTTACCTATTGCATATTTTAATGATAATGCTAATGCAAATAAACTAAGAACTCAATTGATTAAAAATCAAGTTAAAATTTCTGAATGCGAACAAGGTGATCTAGAAAATACTTTTTTTTCGGATGAAAATTTAGATTTAATTAACAAACAATTAATTATGTCAGTTTTTAAACATACAAATGGTCAATATAAAATTGGACCACAATCAAATCAAAGTTTAATAATTATTCTTAGATATGTATTTTTAGAACATGCAAAACACTTACCTTACAATATTGCTGAACAAATACGCGATCTTAATAATAAAGTTATTTGTGAAATTTTACCAAATATAATTACACAAATTACACAAAGAACAGAGTATTTAAAAACTATTAATGAACCAAGAAATATATTATCATTACCTATTAATGTTTCTAATGGTGTGCGACAAAATCTACCATCTGTAACAACTACTTTTTAAACTTGAACTTTTATATTGAAAAATTAATTAAATTAACTTATTTATTAGGTTAATTTAATAAAACTATTATTTAATAAATTACATTACCTTCAGAACTATCCTTATGTAATTCATACATAAATATAATACCACGACGACGAGCAAGTTCATTGAATGATGTTCCAGGAGCACCGCCAGTATTAAAATTTCCATGAATCTGACCTATAGGTGGGCCAAATACACCAGTATCCGAAACAGATATTGGGTCATATTGCATAAACTCGCTAGTATATCTATTTTTACTAATGTCTGCATGATTCATAATAATGGTAGATGATCCAACTACTATATTTTGTTCTGGTGCAATACGATTAACTTCAGCAACAACAACCGAACGTAAATGATAAACATCAGATCTAATAGTAATTTGATCTTGGTAATCAACTTCACGATCATTTAAACGTTCAAATCCCGATACAGATAAAGGTAGACGTGAAACATTAAATGGTTGCATATCATTGTATCGAATAACATTTGCACGTCTATCAACGAAAAAGAAAAGCACACCACGAGAATATATTAAACTAGTGTGGCGAGGAACCATTGTTCCATTTTCAATGAAATATTGATGTTGTTCAAGTGCATCTGATAGACTAACAGGCGAACTATCATTAATAGTAGGTGGTAATCGTAAATTAATCATTGGAACAGCAGTTACTACAGGTCGTATATTTTGTTGGTATGGATTTACATTAATAACACCGTAAATAGGTGTTGTAGAAACAATAGTAGGACGAAAAGAGAATGCAGATAAAAGTCTTTTTAATATAGTTCCATCATATCTTCCATAAACTAAATCTGGATTATCTTGTTTATTAAGACGACACATATCAACAGAACCAACAAAATCACGGAATACAGCATTATAATATTGACCATTTCTTAGGTTAAGAACACAGTTCCATAATTGATTTTGAACTTGTGCACGGTTATATAAATCTTGAAGAGAAGATCTGCTATCACATACAACATCATTAGGGTCATTTGTTAATGCATAGAAAAGTTCATAATCTGGTTTATTAGTTAAAGGTTCGCCATTATATCTTGCTTTAACAATACCAGAAATATTCGAATGTAAAAAGTGCGTTTCAAGCTCATTAATTTTTGGTAAAAATAATGCTGCAATTATCGCATGAATAGATTCAGTTGGTTTATGTCCTAGTTCGCGTCTGTATTCACCAGTTAATGCTTCAAAATCACAATCACGATATTGCATAGATTGAAGTAATACTTGTGCATGTAATGGTCTTGATGATGCATGTAATTTTAATATTTCTTGTAATATTTTATAATCATTATCACCTAATTTGTGTGCAAATCCTTGATAATCAACATTAACAGAACCTAAAACTTTCGTCATATTTGTAGATGGAGTAATAATTTCTGTTGATTTTTGACCAACTAATTCTTGTTCATAAATACGTTGAAATTCAGCAAATTCATCATCAGTAAGTCCATGTTTAACTTTAAATAAACGTGCTTTTTCTAATAGTACATGAAAAGGATATTGTTGATTAGAATATCTTTCTCTAATTAATTGAGCAAATTTTTTTGCTTTTTTAATAAGCATACCTTGTTTTTCAAGATATGCATTTTGAATTTTATCAACTAGTTCAATATCATTGTATTTTTGTCTTAATTTCATAAAATCAGATGATGCTATTTTTCCATTATTTTTTCTAAAAAGTTTTTGTACTTCATCATCAATAGAGTCATTCGTGCGACTCGGACGATTACGTTTATCTTGATTCTGGGTTTCCATAATATATATATATATATTATTAGAAATTTTTTTTTTATAATTAATTTTTAAACTTTTTTAAATTGATTATATTTGTATAAAATATTATTAAATCTATTATTAAATCTATTATTAAATCTATTATTAAATCTATTATATAAAGATTTAAACATATTATATGGTAATAATATGTTATTTAATAAATGTAGTTTGCATCATACAAATTATAATGATTTATGGGTTAATAAATATAAACCAGTATGCGAAGAACAGATTATTGGCAATCATTTACAAATTAATAATTTTAAAACATGGATAAAAAATTTATCTACTACTAAAAATCAAGGCATAATTATATCAGGTAATCAAGGTTTAGGAAAAACTTTAACAATTAAATTAATATTAGAAGACCTTGGATATATACCAAGAATTATTAATCCAAATGAGATAAAAGATCATAGAATATATGATGATTTTAATGATTATTATAATTTTATTAATTCAATTTATTCTAAAATACAATTTAGTAAAAATAAAAATAAAAAAATAGCATTAATTTTTGATGAAACTGAAAATATAACATTAACTAGTGAAAAAAAATATATTATGGATATTTATAAAGAAAATAATAAATTAAAAAGTTTTCCTCTTATATTTATTTCAAATAACCAACATTCAAAATTATTAAATGATTTAAAAAAAGGATGTCATGAAATTACTTTTATTAATCCATCTATTATTGAACTTAAATATCTTATTAATAAAATTTGTGTTAATGAAAATATTACGTTTGAATCAGATATATTAATAGACAAACTTATTAAATTTGCTCAAAATGATATTAGACGTCTTATTAATTTATTACAAGAATTATCCTATCATAATAATAATATTACTGAAATAAATATTAATGAATTTATTGAAAAATCACGTGAAAAAAATATTGATATTGGATTATTTGATTCAACTGAAAAAATTTTAAATAATTATCTAGATTATGATACTATAATTAAATTATATGAATTTGAAAAAGTTTTATTACCTTTAATGATACATGAAAATTATTTAAAAAAAATATTAAATAAATCAAAAGATACTTGGCAAAATATTATTTATAATATAGTTAAAGTTTCTGATTCTATTTCAAGAGGTGATAATATAGAAACAAGTATTTACACGGATCAAAATTGGTATTTACAAAACATTCACGGATTTTATACATGTTTAAATACTTCATATTGGATTAATAAAAATAATACACATAATCAAATTAAAAATGAAGAAATTAAATTTAGTTCTGATCTTAATAAAACTTCTCTCAAAAATATTAATAGAAAAAATATTGTTAATTTATCTAAAATTATTAATAATAAATCAAATCAAGAAATATTAATGCTTAATAAAATATGTAATCACTTAATTGACCAAAATAATGAAATTGAACTTATTAAAATATTAAATGGGTATGGTAAAGAAATTTCAATTAAAGAACTTGAGTTATGTCTTAAAATTGATAAAACTACTGAATTTAATGTTTTGGCATCTAAAGATAAAAAAAGAATTACTAAACAAATAAAATAAAGATTTATATATATTTTTCATTAATTTTTGTTAATGTTATAAATTGCATATTACCATCATTATTAATAGGTGTAAAACAAAATATATCATCTGATAAATAAATTATTAATTCCATTATCCAATCTAATATTTTTTCATCCATTATTTGTATTACATCTTGTGTTAATAATTGATAATAAAAACTAATTTTTTCATTATTATCTGATTCAAATAAATGATTTAATTTTTTAATTAAATTTATTTTTTTAATATTAGATTTATCAATACCTGGTATTGATGATGCCCAAATCCATAATTTTGTTTGACTTTGATAAATACCATAAAATGTATAATCTCCAACTATAATTTTTTTATTATTTTCATTAAAACATATTTGTTTTGTTTTACCTGTTTTTTGAAAATCAATAAGATATTTTTTATTGGGATCTAATATTTTTTTTATTTCTTTATTTTTTTGTTTGTATTTTTTTATAATTTTATCTAATAATGACATTATTATAAAAAAGAAAAAAAGAAATAAATATATAAAATCTATTATATATATATAATGAAATTTAAAAATATAATTTTTATTGTTATTTTAGGTGCAATTATTTATTTTGTATTTATTAGGCAATCGTTACATGATACTGATAAAAAAAATATTATTGAATGTAATGATAATATAGAATCAGTTAAAATTTATAATAATATTTGTTCTCGTGAATGTTGTAAATTTTCACAATGGACACCTCCTCCAGAATTAGCAGAAAAAAAAATATTAACAGAAATAACAGATAATTATATTGGATCTAATATGTCATGTAATGGTGGTGATAAAGGTGGGTGTGTATGTTTTAGTAAAGATGATTATAATTTTCTTTCCAGTAGAGGCGGGAATTCTTAATAATAAATTATTTAATTCTTAATAATAAATTATTTAATTCTTAATAATAAATTATATAATTCTTAGTAAAATTATTTAATTCTTAATAATAAATTATTTAATTCTTAATAATAAATTATTTAATTCTTAATAATAAATTATATAATTCTTAGTAAAATTATATAGTGTGTTATAATAATAAAAATAATCTAAACAAATATAATATAATATATGTTAAATTTTTTAGTTGAAACCAAAAATGAATACACGACACATCTTATAAATATATTAACACCGTTAATTTTTGAAGGGTTGCAATCTATATATAAAGAAGCACTAGATGTTGCAGGTCCAGATAATGTACTTAAAATATTTCAATCATTTTTAAAAAGAATACCAAAATGGAATCAAACAATCATTGAAAAAGAATCTGAACGTATTATGAATTCATCTCATAGTTATGGTTGGTTAAGTGATTTAATTAAAGCAACATTAAAAGCTAATCTAATAGTTTTAATATTTAATCCCACAATTAAAACACAAAATAAAATAGATAATTCATTTTATCAAAATATAAATATTTATGATTTTATTCATAAAGTTTATATTGAATGTGCGCGTGAATTATGGAATAATCCATATTTATTATATCATAATTATCCACCAATTGAAATTAAACGTAATCAACGTGATTGTATGAATATTATTAAAGATTGTATTCGTGAAGCTATTCGTAAATTACTTCCTGTTAAACATATTTTACAAATTTATCTTGGAGAAGAAATGGAACTTAATAATTTAGATGATAATTTTGAAAAAGCAATGTCTGAAGCAGAAGAGAAAAATTTATCTAAATTAATTAAAAAAGATTTAAATAATGATTTAGAATTAAAATTTCATAATAATGATTTAGAATTAAAATTTCATAATAATGATTTAATAAAACAACCTAAAATTACCGATATTGATGATTATCCTACAAATATACAACAAAATAATACTAATAATAATACAAATACAAATACTAATAATAATACTAATACAAATACTAATAATAATACAAATAATAATACAAATAATAATACAAATAATAATACTAATAATAATTTAAATCAAACTATAACAGATAAAACTATTGGTTCAAGAATTCTTAATATTATTAATAAAAATTCTGTAACTTCTTCTGATATGAATTCATTAATAAATGAAGATAGTGATAATAATATTTCTAGTCTAGATTCAATATCTGAATTAAAACAATCAATTAAAAAAATGGAAGAAACAATGAACCCAACTAGAGAGCAAAATATTAAACAATCTGATACAATTGATGAAAAAATTAAAAAAATTTTACAAAAAGATTTAGCAACAGATTCTGATATTGAAACTAGTTTAAATTATAGCCATGAAGATAATGATCAAAAATACCAAGAAATATTTTCAAACTATCCAGTGCCAACAAATCCTAATCCAAATGATAAAGCTAGTAATAAAAAATATTTTAATAACTATTTACAATTTTAATTATTAAATGCTTCAACTATTACTTTATTTTTTTTTTGAGATAATTGTTGTATTTTAATAGTTGGTGATATCATATCTAAAATAGCAAATGCTATTGATGAAGTTGTGCCTATCATTATTATTTCTTTAGTTTGTAATATAGTATCGGGAATATATCTTGTAGCCATTATAACAATTAATCCAATTAACATATATTTAATAAGTTTTTGTATATGAGATAAATTATATTGTTTAATATTATTACAATGTGTCATATATTTAATATAGAAATTATTGTTTAAAATTAATATTTTAATTAATATCAGAATTAAAATATTTTATTTTCTTTATTATTTTAATGAATATTATTTTAAAACAATTACTTATTATAATATGTACATTTTTAATTATTATATGGTTTCAAAATATTGATGATAAGAAATATAATAAAATAAGAAATACATATTATGATAAATATAAATTTCCAATACTTGTAAGTGCAATAATTGGATTAATAATTAATTTATCAGATATATTTTCAATTAAAGAATTATGTAACAATAATGTAGAAAATATTACTGAAATTACATTTATAACACCTATTAAAAAAATAGTAGAAAAATCAAATAATCTAATTAGACCATTATCAAATGATAATATAACAGATCAACAAATATATACCAATTTACCTGATTTTTAGTAAAAATTTAAATCTAATATATTATATTATGTCGACAAAAGAAGTAGGATTTGGAGCAACCAAAATACCAATTAAACAATTTAATATCAATGAAATGGTAGATCACTGCACAATTGCAATGATAGCAAAACGTGCAACCGGTAAATCTTTTTTAACTAGAGAAATAATGTATCAAAAAAAAAATATAGCTTCTGCTATTGCTATTAGTCGAACAGAAAAACTTAATTCATTTTATTCAGAATTTATTCCTGATAGTTATATTTATTCAGAATATTCTAGCGATATTTTAGCAAGAATTTATGAAAGACAGTCAAAAATGTGCGATGATAATAAAAAAAGAATAAAAAATGGAAAGAAACAAAAAAATGATTCAATAATGTTAATTATGGATGATTGTATGAGTTCAAAAGGTACTTGGTTAAAAGATCCAAATATTCTTGAATTATTTTTTAATGGTAGACACCATCATTTATCATTTATATTAACAATGCAATATTCAGTTGGTATTCCTCCTGAAATGAGATCAAACTTTGATTATATATTTTTATTAGCTGAAGATACTATATCTAATCGTAAAAGATTATACGAACACTATGCAGGTATGTTTCCAACATTTGATATTTTTCAACAGGTTTTTAGCGATATAACCGATAATTATGGAATTATGGTTATTGATAATAGAGTTCACTCTAAAAATTTAACTGATAAAGTATTCTGGTATAAAGCAAAAAATGTACCAACCTTTAATATTGGTTGCAATAAATTTCATAAATATCATAAGACAGCATATGATAAAGAATGGAATAAAAGAATAGAAGTTTTTAACCCATTAGATCTTGTATCCAAACGAAAAAATAATATCAGAATTGCTGTTGAAAAAATAAAATAAAATTAATAATTTATTTAAGAATTATTAATTTATTTAAGAATTTAAGAATTTAACTTTCTTCATAGGAACTATCAATAATCTTTGGACTAGAATTAGTACTTATATTAAATAATTTAGATTGTTGAGCTAAATTTTCTATTTGACTATCTAATTCTAATTTACGTTCTTCCATTTTTTTAATTTGTTCTTCAATTGTTTTCATATTTTTTTCTACTGATTCTTTATCAGTATCAGTAGAACCATCTAACTTTTTCTCTAAATCTTGTAAAGTATCTTTACGGGTTTGAAGATTATCTAAAACATTTTGACGTACAAGTTCTTGTTTACGCTGTTCGTGAAAAACTTTAGCTTTTTCTTGATTTTCAAGATATGATTTCATCATTGTATTTAATTCTGCATTTGCATATTGTGAATCTTTAACAACATCAGAATCTGGATTAGGATCATATGGTAACCACTTCCCCATTTCACCAACAAATACATTAAAATATTGATCAATAGATTGAAGTTTTTTTGCATGTTCGCATGCTTCATCGTATGTACTAAATGCTCCTCTTAGTTTAATGCCAGATAATGATGTTTTATTATCTTTATCAGTTAAAAAACTCATACAAATATATTTTTGGTCTTTTGGTAAAATAGTATCTTCGGTTAAATAATCTACTTTTGACATTATATAATATAAAAATTAATTCTTTAGATTGATTTTATATAAATTTTATCAGTAATATCTTTTTCATTAAAATCACTATAACCAAACCAAACAGATGAATTAGAAAACATTTTATTATATATATTACTTGGTTTTAAATCATAAATTATTTCATTATCTGGTTGTAAACTATTATTTTTTAAATATTCTTGTTTTTCTAATAATATTTGATTAGTTGTTTTAAAACTATTAGTAGATGCTTTTGTTATATAAATAGTCATTAATATTATTCCCCAACATATAAATATTAAAGCAATATTATATAAAATATAATTCATTTATTTATATTAGATTTTTATTTTAATTATTTAAATGAACTAATATACTCCCAATTTAAATATTTACATATTTTTTCCCATATTTGATCATTTTCCATTATTTTATCTGGGTCTTTATGTAATGGAAAACATTCAAATAAATGATCTAACTCGAGTAATTCGCAAAATTTATGAAGTACATATGAATATGATAAAAAGTTTTTACGTTCAACTTGTTTAAACATTTCCCACGGTTCTTGTATATTAAAAAACATTGATATAAATAATTTTTCCATATCACGAGTAATTTTTGGAGGCGGTAAATTATTTAATTTATTAATTATATATGCAACATGTTCATAATAAATATTATAATTTAATTTTTTTAAAATAATTTTCATTTTTTTTTTATTTAATATTGATAAATCATTTATACGTTTTTTATTAAGTTCTTTAACAATATCAACAAATACTTGCTCGGGTATATCTGGACTTTGTTTAGCTTGAAATTGATTAAGCCATTCACGAAAATGATTTAATCGTCTATATGGACTATAATCTTTTATTTGTCTATCTTCATCTAATATAATTGTTTCACTATCTCCACAACATGGACATATATATGCACTTTCTGACATATCTAATATTTTTTCAATATTACATTCACTACAATATTTAATTCTATTTGAACCATCATCATGAATAACACGAATACCTTCAACTCTTTGACAGTATTTTTCAAATAATCCCGCTTTATTTACAAATGTACTTTCATTATTTAAAGTATTTAATGTTTGTTTTTCTTTTTTATTACATAAAAATTCCATTATATTTTTTGTTTCTTTAACAACTGGTTCTTTTTTATCTCTCATTTCATAATAATCTGATATTAAATCACCTGCATTATCATAATAATCCATTTCATCAAAATTTGACTTGATACTATTATATTCTATTTCTAAATTTTCTTTTTTATCTAATAAATTTGCTCTATTTTTAATATCTAATAATGTAAAACAATCCCTGCGTTCATCCATTGCTTTAATCTCATTTATTATACTATTTATTTGATTAACTAAATCATGGTGTTCATCTTTTTTATCATTAAAATATTTAACCATTTGTCTATGTTTATTGTCTAGTGTATTTGTTTCTTTCAATGACACTTGTTTATTTTTTTTATATTTAGATTGGAATTCTGTGTCTGTTGTATTAAACATATTTATATATTATAAATATAAAAATGACTTTAAATAAATATATAAAATTTATTTAATAATTTATAAAAATATATAGTTTTTTTAATTTATGTTTAAAAATTAAAAAAAATATTTAGAAAATATTAAATAAAAATATATAAAAGTGTTTTTTAGAAAAAATTAATTTTAAAAAAATTTCTAGTTATAAATATATATATAATATGGGTGGTGGTTTAATGCAACTCGTCGCTTACGGCGCTCAAGATGTTTACCTTTCTGGTAATCCCCAAATTACTTTTTTCAAAGTTGTCTATAGACGTCATACAAACTTTTCTGTTGAACCTATCCAACAGACTTGGAATGGTGCTGCTGATTTTAATCGCACTGTTACCTGCAACATCAATCGTAACGGTGATCTAATTACCAATATGTATGTTGTTGTTAAATTAAAAGAGCATGCTAAAGATGGGCGTGAATGGGGGTTTGTTAATAAACTCGGTCATGCTATTATTGAAACTGTTAAAATTGAAATCGGTGGGTCTAAAATTGATGAACAATATGGTGATTGGCTTAATATTTGGTATGAGTTAACGCATAAAACTGGTCAAGAACGTGGATATGCCAAAATGATTGGTGATGTTCCTGAACTAACCAATATTAGTTCAGACACTATTAAAGAATACCAACTATATGTACCACTTCAATTTTGGTTCAATCGTAATAATGGATTAGCTCTACCTTTAATTGCTCTTCAATATCACGATGTTCGTATTACTCTCCAATTCCGTAATGCTCTACAATGTATTAATTATGTTGGAACTGTAGCACCTACCTTACCTCAAATGTCTGATTCTTATCTATTAATTGATTATGTTTATTTAGATTCTGAAGAACGAAAACGTTTTGCTCAAGCTTCTCACGAATACCTAATTGAACAACTTCAATTTGCTGGAAGTGAACAAATTCAAGGTTCTGCATCTAAATATCGTTTAACTTTTAATCATCCTTCTAAATATTTAATATGGGCACACCGTCTTGGTAAATATACTAATACTAGTAATAAATGGCTTGCTTATGCATCTGATGGAAACTGGAATGATGCACGTGATAAATTTGCTAAAATTCTTGCAACCGTATGTTCTAAAAATTTCAATGTTGAAGATACTGTTGTTGATGGTGTAACTACTTCTACATATGTAACATTTGTATCTGATGGTGTTCAAGCTGGTGAATTATGTGATTTCGTTCCTGCAGATTTAGCTACCGTATTACCACAACTATTTATTGACCCATTATTAGCTAGATCCTTATTAAGCAAAATAAATGTTAAATTTATTGCACAAGCTCCTATTGTAGGTGATGTTGGTACTGTTGGTAATGCAGCAGACCCAAGAATACTTGATAATATGATTGTAACAAAAAATAATTTATCAATTAGTGATATATCAAATGCATGTGTGTTATCAAACTTAACAGAACCAGCACTTTCGTTTGTAAGACAGTTTGTATATTCCATATCTAACTCGTTTAATTACGGACATAATATTGACGGTAGTGACAATGTTTGCACGACTGCTAAACTTCAACTTAATGGACATGACCGTTTCCAAACAAGAGATGGAAACTACTTTAACTATGTTCAACCTGCTCAACATTTTTCTAATACGCCTGCAGATGGTATTAACGTGTATTCTTTCGCCCTTAAAGCTGAAGATCACCAACCTACTGGAACCTGTAATTTTTCACGTATTGATAATGCTTCGCTACATGTAGATGTTAATTCCTCTCTTTCTATTAATAATTCTACTAATAATATTTATATTTACACCCAGAACTACAATGTTCTTCGCGTTATGTCGGGTATGGCAGGAACTGCATATTCAAATTAAATATTTTGTATCATTTATACATCATATTACATCATTATGTTAGAAATATATATAATTAAATATATTTCCATCATAAAATATTTTTATAAAAATTGAATATAATTTAATTATATTTAAAGACATATTTAATTAATAATATAATGTCAATAGTGTTTAATAAAAAAAATAATAATTGTTTAATTAATAATACTATTATTGTATCCGTTGAAGATGGATTAGAACTTAAAAAATTAAAAAATTTAAATGAAACTAGTTTTACTTATAATTCTGAAAATGAAATATGGATTTATAATAATTATAAAAGGTCTATTCCATTAATTAAAATATTATATCCAGAAGAAAAAATTAGTTCTATTGATTTTAAAAATAATAATGTTAATGATTATCAGCGTGATAATTTAATTTTAACATATGATAAACGATTTATTGATAAGTTTGATGATCCTCCTAATGTTGAAATAATTAGTAAAGGTACATCATATAAAATAACAGATGGAAAATTTGCTGGACAATATAGAAATATGTATTGGAAAGTTAAAAATAATATAAATGAAACATATTATTTAATGCATATTAAAGATGATATTTATACAAAAATATCAAAAAGAGACATTAAAAAAGTTTTAAATATTAATAATGTTAGACAATCCTGGTTTATTAATGTAAATGGTTATGTCAGTACTACATTTAGAGCTGATAGTAAAGTATATAATATTTATCTACATCAATTAATTATGAATGTTCACAATGAAGATCTAACAAATTATGAAAAAACAGTTGACCATATTAATCAAGATAAATTAGATAATAGACAAACAAATTTAAGACTTGTTAATATGTCTATACAAAATACTAATAAAGGAAAAGCTAAAAGACGTGTTGATGCATGTGATTTACCAGAAGAATTAGATGAATCATTACCTAAATATGTTGTATATAGGAAAGAAATATTAGATAAAGATAGTGGAAATTTTAGAGAATATTTTTATATTTGTAATCATCCAAAATTAGATAAAAATTGGGAAACAACCAAATCACAAAAAGTTAGTATTAAAGAAAAACTAAAGCAAGCAAAACTTAAATTACAAGAAATAGATGGTGATATTACAGAAAAAGAATATTTACGTGAATCAAATACAAATAATAAAATAGATTTACCTATTGGAATTAGATTTTTATCAGAATCATCACCATATAAATTTGTATTTGACTTGCGAAAAAATAATATTAGATATGGTTTAACTAATGTATTAAAATCAACTAATTTACAAAATGAACTTGATTTATTTATCAATGCTATTAATAAAAAATATCCCGAACTTAATTATAGTGCATATAAAATTATAAATAAAATTAAAATTAATGAAAAGAATGTTTCACAACCAGATACAGTTAAAGAAGATTTAATTAAATTAGTTTTACCAACAAATTTTTCTTTTTATTTTGATATAAAAGGAAAAGCATATTATTATTGCTTTGCTAAATCTGATAACGGGAAAATGTTAAGATTGAAAAGAAAAGTTAATACAAAAAATTATCAAACAGAATTTAATAATTTTATGAAATTAGTAAATGATAAATTTCCACATATCAAATTAACTGATTATACTATTCCAAATCTTGAAAATATAACAGAAAATGATTCAAGCGAAATAAATGATTCAAGCGAAACAAATAATTCAAGTGATTCAAGTAATGCAAGAATAATTATAGTTAAACCAATAATGCCACAAAATTTTTCTATATGTAATGTAAATAATATTGATTATATACAATTTTGTAAAAAAATTAATGGCACAAAGTATCAATATAAAACAAAAATAAATTCATATGATTTGAATACAGAATTAAATGAATTTATCAATGATCTAAATGAAAAATATAAATTAAACTTAATTAATTTAGATTATATTATAAAAAATCCAACTGGATGGATGACAACTAATAAAATTGTTGATCATACAGAAACACCAGAAAAAATATTACAAAGAGCACAAGCACAAAATTATATACAAAATAAAATAAATGAAATTGGTTTAGATGAATTTCGTAAACAAAAAGCTGAATATGCACAACAATATCGTTCAAGAAATAATTAATATTGAAAGTAGATAAAGTTAAAATCTGATGATTTGTTTAATTATATACATTTAATAAAATTTATTATAAACTAAAAATACTTTTGTTATCCTGTGTTAATTTATCATATATATCAGTCTGTCCAACCATTGCATATATTTCTCTTGTGTTTTTTCCCTCGAATATTTTTAAATTTAATAAATTATGTTGTTTGATATTATTTTTTTTACATGTTTTAGATTCATCATCATATGTACATAATTCATGATTAGATATTTTTTTTGTTTTCTTATTTGTTAAATCGCACTTATTTTTATCCATGGTATTACACGTATTTTGTATTTCTATATAATCACTAGGTGCTGTATATTTACATGGATTGTCAAATTTATCACCACTATCACCAACTGCGAAATAAATACAATCACTAATTCTAAAATTAAATCTTGGAAATAAATTAGAAGATAAATTTAGATCTTCTGGAAATAATTCTTTTAATTTATCTATTATTTTACATACATTTTGTTGAATATTATTTCTATTAAAATTTGAATCTTTTACACCCGTGAAGATTTAAAATGCCGATTTTTTTAATATATAATTAATTATATATTAAATGTCAAAACATAAAAGTGAAGATTATAAAATTATTACAGTTAAATATTATTTAGAAAATGATACTAATTATACTAAAACTTGTGATATATTTAAGTGTTCTGAAAGAAGTTTGAAAAGATGGATTGAAAGATATAAAGAGTTAGAAGAAATTAAAAGACTAGATAGAAAACCAATATCTTATAAAATAACAAAAGAACAAGTTAAATATGCTATACAAAAATTAAAAGAAAACGAACAAATAAGTATGGAGCGTGTTGAGGTAAAACCTCAACCCTATGCTTTGCATAAGAATTATATAAAATAATTAAAAAGAAATATAAAGATTATGATATTACATTTCAACACTTAGGACAAGTAATAAGAGATAATAATATAACAAGAAAAAGAACAAGACATCAACATTATCCAAAAGAAAGATATGGAAAACCTACAGACATTAAAAAAGAATTAAAAGCATTTTATAAAGAAATAGATAAATATTCACTTGATAAAATAATATCTTTAGATGAAACTTCAATAAAACCAGTTATGTATTTACCATATTCAAAATGTGATTTAGGTAAAAGATGTGTTGTAAAAACAGATGATAATTATGTATTTAGAAAATTTACTTTATTATGTGCTATTTCTAATTCTAAATGTATAGGTGCAACATTATATAAAGAAGGTGGTATGATATTTTATATTTTTTTACAAAAAATATAAAATCTGGATAAATTAAAAATCTTTGATTTTTAATATTATCAACTAAAGAAAGATTTGTTGAAT